GCGCCTGAAAGACAAAATTAAAGGAGAATTGATATGAATAATTCTTTGGATTATCCAATCGGCGTTGGGGATTTTGACGACGATTTTAAAACAGACCGCAAGGTGCTTGCAACAATAAGTAAAAAGCACAAAAGTGCTGAAAAGTACATTATTGCTGCAGCTATATGCGAAAATCCTCACAGCAACTGTATTGACTGCCCTTTGGCAGCAGAAACAAACTGCGAAGAGTTGCTTGTACATAACCTGCATAGCATTATCCGCGAACAGGACAGAATGATAAAAACTTTACAGAGCGGAGGTGATATTGGTGTGGACATTGATTGAGTTTGTAACATCTCTTTCGTCTTTGGTATGGAGTTTAACCGTATTAGTGGTTGCAGTAACGATTTTTATAGCTGAATGCTATGCGGTACATACTGTTGTAACTGTAACCAGAGAAGAATATAAAGACATTTTTAAGCCGCCGTTGCGCAGGCTTTTAGGCAAAATCAATAAATAGGCAGCGGAAAGCTGCAGCAAGGGTGATAATATGGCACGACCGATTAAAAAAGGCTTGGCGTATTTTCCTTTGGATGTGGATTTTTTTACTGGGAGCAAGGACATAAAGGTGCTACGCTCTCGGTATGGTGCAGACGGTATCGCCATCTACCTGTACTGTCTGTGCGAAATATATAAAAATGGCTATTATTTACCGATTGACCAGGACTTTTACGACATAATGTCTGATGACCTGAAAATGGATGTAAATAAGCTACACCTTGTACTGAAATTCTTGTGTGAGCGGACAATGCTGGACGGTAATCTTCTCACATCGGACAATGTCCTTACAAGCGTGGGAATACAGGAACGGTATCAGGAAGCGGTAAAGAGCCGCGGAGTGAAAACAGCCGTAGTGGTGGACGCAAAGTTCTGGCTTTTAAGCAGTGAAAAGACACAGAGCTTTATTAAAGTGCAGGGACTTTGCGATTATTCCGAGAAAAACGAGGGTTTTTCCAAGAATAATGACGATATTTCCGAGAATAACACACCAAAAGAAAAAGAAAGAAAAGAAAATAAAAGAAAAGCAGTAGCGCGCACACGCGGAATGGGATGTTGGGAAAATGTATATCTGACACACGAAGAATTTGAGTTGCTGCGAAAAAACGTTATTGACTATGGCAAGTATATTGACCGCTTGGGAGACTATATGTATCACCACGGAAAAAATTATCCCAGTCACTATGACACCATTATGCGCTGGGCTAAAGAAGATGATATGCTGCGCGATAAAAATGATGAGCTTAAAACAAGAATACGCAGCGTACCTGTGTTTAATAAGGAGGACAGCGGCAATGGGCGGATATAGTCATAAAACGTGGACTTGCCCTTTTTATAAGAAGGACGAGAAAAAGGCTTTAAGCTGTGAAGCCGGCAAGCTGACATTTCCTGATAGAAAAACAGCAAACAAATATATGAACAGATATTGCGCAGGTGGTAATGGCTGGAAACAGTGTTCCTTTGCTGTCTGCCTTATGGAACATTATGACGAGGTGGAAAAATGAAAGCATTTTTAAGAAAACCAGTAAGAAAAACAGAACGCGAAAAAAAGCTGGAAGAAACTGTTGCAAAACAGAAAAAAGAAATTAAATTTCAGGCCGCTGCTCTGAACGAAGTAAATGTTGCAGTAAATGCGGTGCTTTCCAGCATTTTGACAACGCACGGCCAAAAAAATGAAAATGGCGACTACGTGTTATACTTTCCGAAACCGGATATTAACGACGGCTATGAAGTAAAGACTGTAGTTGACGATAACGGCTTTTACTGTATGACTGCAAGAAAGGTGGATAACGATGATTGCAAACCAGATGACACTGAAACAGCACAGAGAAATGGTGAAGCAGCTGAAAAGGCAGAATAAGGCCTTAGCCGGCACTGACGAAAACAAGTACAAGAATCAGAAGATTGTTGTACCTGTTGGCAATGGGCTTGTGCGAGAGTTTGACAGCAGGTTTGAAGCTGCAAGGTTTCAGGAACTGGCGTTCCTTGAAAAGTCTGGTGTAATTACAAACCTGCGCTGTCAGGTAAAGTATGAGCTTATACCAAGCCAGAAAAAACCGGACGGCAGCATAGAACGCGCCGTGAACTACATAGCAGATTTTGTATACAGCGACGGCAAAAACGTTATTGTGGAAGACGTTAAGGGTGTAAAGACACCTGAATATGTTATCAAGCGTAAACTTATGCTGCAGAAATATGGCATTGCAGTGAAAGAAATTGAAAGAGAGAGGTTTTGACTATGGCAAGAAAATTAACAGGCAACTGCCAAAAAGACTACAACAACGGCTATAAACTTGGCTACGAGGTTGGCGGCAAAGAGTGCATCCAGATTGCAAGACACCTTGCAAAGCTGCCGCTGTACAACATCATACATAAATACGTCGAAGACGAAGAAAAACAGCTTGCGGCAATTATTGAATACACCGAAGAAGACGACCGTCTGTATGGCGATGAGTTCTGGGGCAACCCTGAAAAGGTGCAGCAGGCATTGCGCGGAGTTCAGCGCATATATGAAGAAACAGGCCTTAACAAACGTGGGTACGTTGTTCCAAGGAGGTTTATGGGATATGAGTAAAGAGATTTATCTGAAACCCTGCCCCTTTTGCGGCAGTACAAGCGTGAAAATACACAGCAAACACAATGGCAAGTGGTCTGGAACAGGAACACACAGCGCGACAGTGCGCTGCAACAGCTGCCACGCAAGAGGACCTGCAGCAAGCTGTAAAGTGACTGTTGACACACCGTATTCTGCAGACGAAGAAACCAAACGCTATGCAGCAGATTTGTGGAATGGGAGGTAAAAGCTAATGGACAGCAAAAAAATCTTGGAAAGCGTTGAACGCAGCATACAAATAGAACTCATTAGAAAATCCGATGAAATCATTCTGCAGCGGCTCGACGAATTTAAAAAATCACTTTTGAAGAAAAGAGCCGAAATTGTAGCACAGACAATGGCAGAGCTTGAAATCACTATTTCAGAAAACGTTCCGGACGGCAACATCTCTATCCAAATAAATATGGGGGGCGATAAAAATGTGCAAAAATTGCTTGTACCGAAAAAACTGCCAATTTCTTGCAAAACATAAAAATGCTGTGGTAGAAAACTGTACCGCATTTAAAAGCGAGGTGGAATATATTGCAAACATAAAAAGCGAAGCAATCAAAGAGTTTGCGGAAAAGCTAAAACAAAAAATTTCCAAACCTTGGTATTATTTAGCACAGATAGTCTTTGTAAAAGAAGACATCGACGAGCTTGTAAGAGAAACGGTAGGTAAAAATGATGCGAGAAATATTATTCAGAGGTAAAACAGAATATTCAGGGAGATGGGTACAGGGTGATTTATATAAAAGCTCGAAATCGGTTTTCATTATGGCCAATAATGCAGATAGTTATGCAAAAACAAATTATGCTGTACACCCTGAAACAGTCGGTCAATACACAGGCTTAACCGACCAAAACGGCACAAAGATTTTTGAGGGGGATATTTTAAAAGTTGATAACGGAAAGCGAAATAGCATAGTAACTGTCAAATATGGTTGTTTTAGACCTGAAATGTTCTTTGACGCATACGAAAGTATTTCATGCAGAGAATTGAAAGGCAAGGCTTTCGGCTTGTACGGCGAAGCATTTAGTCGTATCAATAACAGATTAGAACAGTTATTGATAATTGACAATACACATTTTATAGAAGTCATCGGCAATATCCACGATAACCCTGAATTGTTGAAAGGCGGTGCTGACAATGTTTGAATACTTACACAGAGACGTTGTTAAAGATAGCATCCGCAAATACTTTAAAAACAAACTGGAAAGAGACATTGATGACGTAGACGTGGTGGACGCAAATGCCGAGTTGCAGAAAATTTTTGACGAAGCAATTGGCGACGATGTTGCACCGGTTAAGCGTGGCGAGTGGATTGAAAGAGATATTGATTATGACACTTACTGGGATTGTTCTGTGTGCGGTGAAAGTTTCTACTTTATAGAAGGCAGCCCTACGGATAATGCATATGCGTACTGCCCAAACTGCGGCGCGAAGATGGACGGTGAGAACAGTGTCTGACAACCAGCCATATATCCGCACCTGCATAAATAAATGCGGTGGCCACAGCTGCTGTAACTGCTGCGGCAAAGCACCAAACACACACATTATAAAAGACGACAAAACGCTGTCTTATCGCCTTGTGTATAAGCGCGATTGTTGCTACGAGACTCAGTTTCAAAAACCGCAAGACTGTATGTATCTGCAAGGCAAGACCAGGGCGCAATGGCTGGAAGAAGAAAAGGAGAAACACAATGGAAGACTACAAAAAAAGACTGATTGACGAATACGTTGAACTCAAGAAAAAATATACAAAGCTGCATAAAATGCTTGTGAAGTATGACGCAGGTCTCTTGGAATTTACACCAAACTGCCCTATTCACCTGTTGCGCAGACAGAAATCTGTAATGGGCGAATATCTTAACGTACTGGAAATAAGAGCAATTACAGAAAACATCACTCTGCCGGAAACAGTCTCTTGTGATTAAGGAAGTGGTTTTGTTATGAACGACAACATAAAACGCGGCGATTTGTTCTATGTAGCTATCCCTTATGCTGTTGGCAGCGAAATGTACAAGACCAGACCTGCAGTTATTGTAAGCAACAATATTATCAACAAAACAAGCCCTACAGTTATGGTTGTGTATTGTACCAGCAGCGCGCAGAAAAGAGATATGCCGGAACACGTTGTTATACGCAGCACACCTGTGCGCAGCATAGCATTGTGCGAAGGCATAAGCTGTGTGGACAAATCCAGAATTGAAAATTATATCGGCCACATCACCGAAAGAGAAATGGTGCAGATTGACCTTGCTCTGATGATTGGACTGCAGCTGCAGGACAGGCTGATTGTAGACGAAGACCCAAAACGATTGTTTGAAGCGCAGCTGCGTGACGATGCAGAACTGATACGCAAAAGCCACGAGGCAGATATATTCCACAGGCTGTATGACGAACTGCGCGACATACTTGCAGAAAGGAAAAAGGACAATGAGATATGACCTGTGCAGACCATGCGCTGAAGAAATGACCGCCAGCGGACGTGAGATTGTAAAAATCAAAGGCGGCAGCGACAACAAGATAACCTGTAAAAAATGTAAACGCCGCAGATTTGGTGCTACATACGAAATAAAACCGCTGAAAAAGAAAAAGGCCGAGGCTTAACCGCTTCGGTCTTGCGTTTTTGTGGGGGCGAAAAAAGTTTTTATATAAGTTACACTGAAAAATTAGAAAGGAGCTGGCTGTATATGGCGAACAAAAGTAAATATTTTTCCCACGTGCAGCCACGCCTTGAAGAAATTGCTGCTTGGAGCAGAGACGGCGTTTCTGATGCTGATATTGCAAAAAACTGTGGTGTTGCTGCTTCAACATTTTGTGATTATAAAAACCTGCATAGCGAATTGGCGGAGGTGCTCGCGCGCACGAAGAACTATGTGGATAACGTTGTTGTAGTTGGTGCATACTACCGTCGCGCCATAGGCTATGATGCCGTGGAAACCAAGAAAGAATATATCATTGTGACCGACGAGAAAACTGGCGAACAGCGGCGCATCCTTGTTAAAGAAACAGAGCAAACAAAGCATATACCAGGCGACCCACGCGCTATGGAAAACTGGCTGCGGCACAGACAGCCTGAGCAGTGGGGCGAAATTAAAAACAACAATCCTGACGATAACAATACCGGCGTTGTTCTTATCCCTGCAGTGAGAGAGGATGAAGACGATGAGTAACATTGTATGGCAGCCGCAACCGAGACAGCTGGAATTTATGAGCAGACCTGAATACGAGGTGCTTTACGGAGGTGCTGCAGGCGGCGGAAAAAGTGATGCTGTTGTTATTGAAGCACTGCGACAGGTGCATATACCGCATTACAAGGGGCTTATTATACGAAAAACATTTCCACAGCTGTCAGAACTGATTGAAAAAACCCAGTTATACTATCCGCAGGTTATAAAAGGTGCATATTACAACACATCTTCTCACACTTGGTTTTTCCCTTCCGGCGCAAAGATAGTTTTTGGCAGTATGCAGCACACCAAAGATAAACTGAAATATCAAGGTAAAGCCTACGATTTTATAGCTTTTGACGAGCTGACACACTTTACTTACGAAGAATACAGTTATCTGTTTTCGCGTAACCGCCCTAATGGTCCCGGAACGCGTGTTTATATCAGAGCGACAGCAAACCCCGGCGGTGTTGGTCACGGCTGGGTAAAAGAACGGTTTATAACCGCTGCACCTCCGGGCACACCTATAAAAAGCGAGATTGACTATATAACGCCTGACGGACAAAAGGTTAAGAGACAGGTAAAAAGGGTGTTTATTCCCTCTACAGTTTTTGACAACCAAGCACTGCTTAAAAACGACCCAATGTACATACTGCGCCTTGCAAGTATGGCAGAAGCCGAAAAAAATGCACTGTTATATGGCGACTGGGACAGCTTCAGCGGACAGGTATTTACAGAATGGCGTAACGATGCTGCACATTATGAAGACCGTCGCGGCAGCCACGTTATAAAACCTTTTCTTGTTCCGCAGACTTGGAGTATCTGGTGTGGGCTGGACTGGGGTTACAGCAGACCTTTTTCTGTAGGCTGGTATGCAGTAGACCACGAACGCCGATTGTACAGAATACGTGAACTATATGGCTGCACCGGAACGCCGAACACCGGCGTTAAATGGGAGCCTACCGCTGTTGCAAAGGAAATTAAACGCATTGAAGCGGAAGACCCTAACCTGAAAGGCAGGAAGATATACCGTGTTGGCGACCCTGCTATTTGGGGCAGCGACGGCACCGAAAGCATTGGCAGCTTATTTGAAAGAGAACGTGTTTATTTTGAAAAGGGCGACAATGCCAGAATTGACGGCAAGATGCAGATGCACCACCGCCTTGCTTTTGACGACAACGGAGTGCCGATGCTATATGTGTTCAACACCTGCAAACATTTTATAAGGACTGTACCTAACCTTGTGTATGATGAAACCAACGTTGAAGACATTGACACAGACGGCGAAGACCATATTTACGACGAATGCCGATATGTTTGTATGAAAAATCCGATTGCAGCACCGATTAAATCCAAACTGCATATCCCTGAGTACAACCCATTGGATATTGGCAAAGAAACTTACGACAGATACGAATACTTTAGGAGGTATTGATTATATGTTTACATTTTTTGGAAAACAGCCTGCAGCAACGGAGCAGCCGCTGCAGAAAAACGGACTGGGTATTCCCGGACTTGACCTGCAGGATGTTCAGTTGACAAGCGAGCAGGAAGCCCAGCTGCTTTTGCAGCCTGAAAACAAAGTCGTTATAGGCCAAAATGAGATACGCGAAGCTGC